CAAATAAACAAGCTGATTTAGCTTATAACGAGGTTATCGTTAGAAGTATTATAGATGATATGTATGAGCAATACGGTATTGAAACAATAAGAACAACCTGTTCTGGCAACATGAATAGGAGTGAAAGTAAAAGCAAGGGCGAGTTAAGCGTAGAGTTAGTTAACGCTATCGCTATAGAAAAAGCAAACGGAAAACTCAGAGGTAAATAGTAATGATAACTAAATACAAACGTGTAGCAATAAACAGAGATGCACAATTACATGACAAATTATTCGTTAAGTATGATGATGTTGAGCGGTTACTAGAAAGCGTGTTAGAAGCTGCCGTTAAAGCTGGTGCTGATGCTGATAAGATGATGGAGTTAGTCAATAGTGATAACACTTAACTTTAAATGCAGCTCATGCCATCGTAGATACAATAAACGTGTTGATAGTGATACTAAGGTGATTGACTGTGAGTGTGGAGGTAAAGCACTTAAGCAGTTGAGTGCACCTAAGTACTTTTCTAATACAGTAGGCAAAAGCCCTAGTTTACTCTAAATATTTCTATTCTAGCCTTTCTTATTTTAGATGTGCCTCCTTCCGAGGTAGATCTAAAGTTTATTTTAAACTCATGAATATCGTTAGCTAGCTCTTGTGCTGCGAATGAGGTTTTAACTATGTATTCATTTGCAAACTTAGGCGCATAGAATGACTCACTAAAACTAATTCCGTTTAAAGTAACCTCTGTAACAACTGGCTTATCCCCACTATCGTTCGTGACCTCAAAGGTAGCTTCTCCCCTATATGTCCCTGCTGGAATAGTTGGAGTTATCAATGTAACTTTGTTTTGAAATGACGTGCTAGATGTGGTGCTTTGTGTTTCATCAGATTCATATTGATACTCACTACCAAAAATAGGTAATGACTTTCCTGTTACTGGTCTAAATCCATCCATAATTAAGCCTCTTCTACTTGTAGTGAAACACCAGAATAAGCATAAGCCCAAATACCTATAGGGTTATCTGCACTTTCGAGAAATGTTTTTTCAACTATAGAGTTATAACCATCTGTCAGTATTGGCTTGGTTGATGACTCAACTAGCCTAACGTTTGACGTACCAAGATTTTGAATTATTATTTTAGTTCCGGTAGAAATACCAGTTTCTGAATAGATATCTACCCATTTTCTAGAGGGTAAAACTACCGAGGGTAACGAATGAGCCATAATGTAAATTCCATTTATTTGTGCGTCCATGCACTGTCGGGAATTAAATTATGTCGGGTAAGGTTGCCGGGTTGGTAGCGCTACCGTGCAAAGCCCCGACAGCTAAGCACGTTTAGTATAACAAAAATACTTGATTTGTATAAGCTTATTAGCTTTCCTCTTGCTTATCGCTAACGATATCGCTTTGAGTTTTCATGTTATTAACTAAGCCTGGACCTATAATAGTTGCATTTCCACTAGCGTCTTGAATAGTTTTCAGGTTGTTGATAGCGTCATTAATCGATTGTTGTTGCGCTTTACCAACTGCCATGAACTCGTCAAACTCTTGCTTTCTTTGTGCTAAGTCTTGTTTCTCTGCATTCAATTGAATATTAGCGGCATCGACATTAAACTTATCATCCTTCTCTCTTTGGAATTTAGCAACATCTAATTGTATTTCTTGTTCACGTAAATCAACTTTACGATTTTCTAGCTGAATATTAGCAACCTGTATTTGTTGGTTGCCTTGTATTTCAATCTGTTTGTTCTGAGCTTGGGTCATATCAGCCTGACCTTTTAACTCCTCTGCTCTTGCTGCTACCATCAGCGGATCTTCTTGAGCCGGTTGATTCTGTGCAGCTTCTTGTTGTGCTTGTCTAATCTGCTTCTCTTCATCTGTCAATTGTGACTCAGGAATTGCATCTTGCTGAAACAGTGACTCTCTAAATCTTTCAGACATCATATCCATACCTGGAATAGATAGGTTTTTAAGCCATATATCCATACCACGCTGTGCAACTTCTGGGTTTATAGCTGCCATATCCATAAACGCTTGAGTAGTTTCTTTTTGTTGACTGTTAAAAGCCGGACCAAAGTCACAGATAACATCATAATCGCCTTTAGATAAATCATTTAACTCTACTGGTGTAGGACTTCCATCAGGGCGCAAGTTATCAAAGTCTAATACGTTATCATGAAGAGTAACCATTGAGCTTGTACCATCTTCTTCAAGGATACGAACCTGTCTAGTTGAGTCGTAAACTCTGGGTATAGCATTGATTAATACCTTACCAACTTGACACACCATAACCTCTAATGACTTAAACCATTTGATTGAGCCTATGTTGCCTTGTTCTATTTGTTGACTACCGGCTATGCCTGATTGATTAGGGTTAGCATTACCTTGTAAGGCATTGAATGAATTGGCACTAGCTGAAATCATTTGTTGAGTATTAGCAATGGTAGTTTGTAAGCCTTGACTTGCAATAGGTCCACCTTCACTAGGTAAGAATGGTTGACCGTCTATGTGATTATATAAACGTATTGGTGCATGGTCAGTATTCATCTTAGAATAGTCATAACCTGCTGCTTGCTCTCCTGTCATCCATTTAGCTGGTGAAGGAGATAATGCGCCATCTTCTATATCTCTTGACATAGCATAGTTTAGAATACGTTGTTGATCGTAAAGCTTCTCTATCTTGCCAAAGTAAATAATTTTGTTTTCAAATATATCAAAGTTACCGTATATAGGAATGATAGGCAGGTCATTAAAAACTGTTTTCTCTTCCGGCTTTAACCAGTCACCGCCATCAAACAATCTAGAGTGTACACGCCAAGACTTTCTCATTCTGCGCTTTTCATCACCTTTATTGTCTAGCTCAATTGTAATTGGTTGACTACCATCAACAGGATTAGCTAATTCTTTTTGCACTGACTCAAATTTATCATCAACGCGATATACTGCACCGTTAGTCATTCGCACTAATTCGATATCAACTTGTTTCTTGTAATATAATTGGCCAACAGTTACAAAGTCAGCAGTATTAAAGAATGCTTGGTTTTGTCTATCATCTCCGACACTTTGACCTTTGCCATCTTTGAATCTTTCTTTATATTCTGCTGCCGGTATAGCGATTAACTTAACACACCATTTAGCATCACTTGCATCTTGTTTAACTGAGCCTAAATCAAACCATACTGAATCTAAAGCATTAGGCACTTTCTTAATAATTAAATCTTGGTCGAATGAGTCACCGTCAACAAACTCTTGAACAACTTCAACAGCATCAAACCCACCAATAACATTAGAGCGAGAAGCATCGTTAAATACGCCATCAGCATTAGATATATTTCTTATATTTCTTATAAGTCCATCGTAAGTCTTAGCAACATCGATAGAAGAATCACCACCAGAAGGAGATACATTTAAGCTAAAGTCTGATTGTTCTATCTCTCCACTGATTTGATCTACAATAGGTGTACACATATCAAACGTGCCACGAAAGCGACCTTCTAACTTCTGCCATGCGTAAGGGTCCCATTGACCATCTCTTTTATTAAGGAATAACTTAGCATCTCTTGAGGCTTGTCTTGCATCAGTGGTCGCGTCTTGTGCTTCACTAATTATTACAAGTACGTTGCTATGTTCACTAAAATCTATATCTATTGCCATTTTTCTATATTCCTATTAACAAATAGAGTCAAAGGTTAATGCTACCTTTTTGTTTAAATTAACTGGTTCAGTAAACGTTAAAGCTCCAGCATCACCGTAATCAGGACTAAACCCATACTTAGATTTAATCTTATCTTTCGACCATAAAACTCTTCTGTCGTTTGAGTCTCGTTCATAAGGAGAAGCGCATAAGTCTGCTTGCATCTCGTCATCATCTGGTATTTCAACGGGTAAAGATTCATCGACCATCCAATCAGCCATCTCGCCCCACATTTCATTTCGTTTGTTCTTATACTTCTTAGGTTTTAAAGGAGATGAACCAAAGTAAACAGCCTTAACCCTTTTTTTGTAACCTAATTCATGAAGCCTATCAACGATATCAGCACCGCCACCAGCATCAATAAACATCATATCAGGCTTCTTACCTGCTTCTTTGTCTACTGTGTCTAATAATTCTATACAGATAGCAACATTCTTACCTAGCTTGTCGCATTCCTCGCCTTTGTAAGCCTCCATGCCATACATCTTTCTTGACTGCCTTTTAACAATAGCGAATCTATCACCACCGCGACTAGGATCAACACCTACAATTAGCGGACCACTACCTTTAACTTTATTCTTCCTGGCTACCATGCAATGATCTGATTTAATTAAACCGTCACCACCTGACACTTGAAAAGCTTCTGCTGCATTCATTGGGTATTCTTGTTTAAATGCCCTTGAACCGTCAACACCATCAGTTGTTAACTCTGCTACTTTCATTCTACGCCAGAACATTTGCTCTTTAGTTAAGGTGTAAATATCAGCAAGCGTTAACTCTTCATCAGTTAATACCGTGCCCTCTGGTACTTCTTTCTTATATTCTGCTTGCCAAAACCACGGAACAAAGATAGGCATGAATTCGCTTAACCCTTTCTCTGCTAGTTTCCATTGTTCATGAAAGAAGTTACCAACACCATTAGCGGTACTCTCCCATATTACTTCTGTACCATCTGCATCAGGTACCGCTTGCATGATACCTTTTGTATGCTCGCTAGCATTAACCCAGAATGAAACCTCTGAACCATGAAAGTATTGTATTGTTTGACCACGGCCTACGGCCTTGTTACCTGCTGTACCTATCTTGTAACCAGAATCTAAAGCATCAAAGTGTAATTCTTTTGCGTTAGCTGCTGATGTAGTAGGCTTAACGAATGGAGGCAAGTTATCATAATAACGCTCGGTCATCTCAAACAGTGCGTTGGTTGACTCTCCGTCATGTGTAAGTATAAAAGCTTTAGTGCCTTTATTGTGAGTGGTTCGCCATATAAAGCGGCCCTCTACATAAGTACTTGCACCTTGTTGTCTACCCTTTAATAGAATAGCTCTAACTTTACCGGTATCTTTTAATTGAGTTTCTAGTTTTTCATGGATATATTTTTGTGCGTCATTAAGCAAAAGAGGCTGTAACCCCTCATGCTTTGTTCTAATCTTTAAACAGTTTCTTGCGTAATACTCAAAGTCATCTTTAAGCAACTGCCTTTTTTCCATTTGGCTACTCAAGAGAGTCTAGCCATTGTTCATGTGTCATCTCTACGACAACTTGCTCTTGCTTATCACGCCATTGTTTAGGCTGTCTATTTTTAAGCCAAAATATCATTGCTGTAGTATCACCGGCTACATGTTTCTTAGTTGTAACCTTCTTAACACCTTGTTCTGACACCTCGTCACGTACTTCTGTAACCTCGTAACCCTTAGCTCTACCAAACAAAGAATTGACCACTTCTGCATCAGCTTTATGCTTTCCGCTTTTTATGGACTCAAAGAATGCAGGGTGCTCGTTCTTCCAATTGTTAATAGTTTGCTCTGTTACATCAAAGAATTCACCTAGCCTTGCATCAGTAGCACCCATTAGGCAATACTTAAAAGCTAAGTCATTATACTCTTCTTTGTAGCTAGTTGGTTGGCCCGCCATTATTTAGACTTCTTCTTTTTCTTATTATGGCTAGTAGTGCGTTGACCTCGTTTATTAACTGGCATAACTTACTCCTTAATCACAAGCTCTAACAACTGTTACAGTGTTTTGAAATACTGGTGGTAATTCTAAACCAGCAGTATTGGTTACTTTAAATTGATGTGTGTATTGACTAGCTGGAACAATAGTATCTAACATTTTAGCTTTAGTTAGCGTTGTTCTAAATACGACTATTGGATCTCCTGCGCTATCAACATCTGCCTCTGTTACGATATCACCAGCTAGTAGTGTCGCAGTTACTAATACAGTCGTACAGTCAGCAGCAAATATTCGGTATTCAGCAGCAGTAAAGTTAGAAGCATCTAATACGCCTACTACATTACCGGCTTCATCTACATCATCAACTCTTGTTTTAAATGTTTGCGCGCTGTTATTGGTTAGGTTTGACATATTACACCACCGTACCAGTTAGTGAGCCACTTGCATTAACTGCATAATCAAAGTCATTGTTAATAACATCGATAGCCGTTGAACCATCACTTGTTAAATCAACCACCTTGTAAATATCGTCACTTGTTGAAGTGTCGTTTACTATTACAGCAGTTCTTATGGTTGCTGGATTAGAGGCGTTTTTAACAATAGTTGCTAAGTCAGCATAATCTAACGTTGATACTGCTCCGCTCCTTAACCATGTAACGCTTGTTAGGACAATACCAGCAACAGGAAAGTTACCACCACCCACTTGTGTAACATCACTTAGATTAAATGGTGTTTGCGTAGCGTCAATAGCTGCAAAAGTATCAGAACAAAAGAATATCCTAAAAGTATCTGATGTATTATTGTATGCTCCTGTACCCGCTTGCAATGGGTATTCTTGAGCTAGTTTTGAATCACCTGCTGCCATTTCTAAATCCTCTTAACATGTTGTGGCTATTGTACCATTAAATACTAACCTTTTCGAATCACCGTTAAACTCTAGCGCTTCAAGGTTGCCGTTAAATTCTAATCTTTGTGATATACCGTTAAATGCATGTGACTCTACATCACCATTAAACCCTAATTGACTTATAAAACCATTAAATACTAATCGCTCTATACTGCCATCGAAACAAACTGTTGAAACTATACCTATTGGCTCAGGAGTTAATAATATACTTGGGTTAAATGTATTGTAGTTTGTATTTACTAATTGTTCTGCTATCTCTATTACGCCAGCGGTTAGGGTTATCGTTGCGTTAAGTGCTGCGTAATTTGTGTTAACTGTATTTTCTGTTATATCAACTAATCCGGTTAAATCTATAATCGGATCTAAACTAGTATAGTTAGTATTCTTTAACTGTTCGGTTATTGATATTACACCCGTTAAGGTTATAACTGGATTTAGTGTTGCGTAATTAGTATTAACCAGGCTTTCAGTTATTGATAATGTTCCGGTTAAAGTTATTGCAGGATCTAAAGAATTATAATTTATATTCTTTAATGTTTCTGTTACTGATATACCAGTAGATACAAGCTCATTAAATACACCAGCGCCAGGGATTAAATACTGATCTCCGTTTTCATCATCTTGAACTACACCAAATCCTGGTATTAAGTATTGAGCCATTAGCTAATATCTGCTTTAGGGTTTACATAAACCGTTGTACTTGGCTTGGCTAGGCATAAAAACACTTGATATGGGCCTTGCTTTCCTGTTTGTGTCGTTGTTACTGAGCATTTTTGTTTTACGTTAGTTCCGCTTAAACCCGTCCAACTTGCACTTGATGATGTTTGATTTGCGGTTGTTTGATTATCTGCGGCTCTATCCGTATCAACATTATATAGTGCTGTTGTGTCATCAGGATATTGCACTTCTACCCATATCTCAGCATCAGTTAAGTCTGTTGTTGTTCCATCTTGTACGAATTCTATATCAAATGTTTTTGCTGTTGAGAAATCAGCCCACCCCTGTATTATTGGGAACCTTGCTGGTATAAAAAACTCTTTCGCATTAGTGTTTGTTACTATTTTATTTGATACAGTTGCGCTATCCGGGTTAGTTGCATCTAAAATAATTCCTGTATCACTGAATAGCTCACCTTGCCTAACTGATCTATACTGTCTATTTACAGTGTTAGCGCTATCAACACCTTCAATTATTATTGTTTGTGCCGTGTCTGTTTTAACGTTCCTAACCAAGTTAACCGTTAATGCGTTAAGCGCGCAGTTAGTAGCTATAAATGTCTGGTCTGTTGCTAGGTCGGCAAAATTAACCTGCGCAACACCAGTGCAATCAACACCATCCATAAAAACTACAGACTGATTCGCAACGGCTATTACACCATGATCAAGGTCTCCTGTTGCCGTTACAACTGTACTAATAGTTCCTCCTTTTATAATGACTGACTCGTCAGATGCTATCTCTATAACTGAATTGATTTTACTTGTGTTTGTGCTTTCATTTCTTCTTGTGTCGTTGAGTGATTCTAAGCCATCATCAGTTGCGCCATACCTTATCGCTGGTGATGTGCTGCCAGTTATCAACCCGCAGACATGCGTGTTTTCTTCCGTTGTGCCATCTTTAACAGTTAACGCCCTACCCCCTGCAAAATAAACACCAAAAACATAACTACCTACTAAATCTATAGTAAGGTCGTCATTAGTGCCTATACCACTTAGTTGTGCTGTCATTGCTGGTGATGAGGTTATAGTTGTAGCTCCTGATACTGTTGAGCTTATAATTGTGCAACCAGCAGGAAAAATAAAGGTTTTACTCCCTGCTGTTAACGACTCTGAACTAGTCCTAGCCCAAGCTAAAGTGTCGGATGCTGACATTCCAGTTATTGCAGCCGATAAAGTAGTATAAGCATCGGACCATGTTGTTCCGTCTGCACCGCCAACAGCGGCACTATCTAAAAATACATCAGCCACTTAAAGCACTCCTGTTAATTTGGTTTATAGTTTCTTCAGATAATAACGCTAGATTCACACGTTGATAATATAGCTCTACTTCTTCTGTTGGCTTACCTGATAAAGATGATAACTCTTGATTACTAAATTGTGCACCTGTAAATAAAATAATAGACTTTAAATTTATTAAACGATAGATACTTTCTAGATGTGTACCCCTGTCAATTACATCGGCTAAAGCTTCTGGAAGTGTTATATATTTAAAGCCCGTGATAATTTCTGATATGTCACTTGTGCTAGAGTCTATTTTTGTTTCTAGTTGTGCGAATTCAGCATCTTTTAACTGACTTAAAATATCATTTGTTTTTGATTTCGCATAAGTCAACGGGTCAACACCAGAATTTAAAAGATAGTGTTTAACTACATCTTCATATTCAGTTGTAAATGTAACCTGTACTGACTTTCTACCGTCATTTTGTGTAACTTCTGAATTAACACTTACAATCATTATTTACAACCCCAATATATAGATCTTGGTTTTAGTTGTGACCATTCATTAACATTTAGCACAAACGAGAACTGACCTATAAAGCAATTAGCTCGCCTACCTGTTATGTTTTTAATCCTCATGTATTCGCCACTCTTTATGGTTTGAGGTATAGCGCCAGTGTTTACCGGTTCGCCAGCTGTAGCAAATAAGCTAATGAATATTATTAAAATTAATCGTACCATTAATAACGTCCTTTCGCTTTTGCTCTTGAGTAATTAAGTTCTCTAAAATTAAATCATAATCAATCTGTTCGTCATCGTTAAGATCATCTTTTAAATTATAAATAGCTAATTGTATCTTAGATAACCTTATATCTGTTTCAATCGACTTAAATAATTGTATACGTGAAATCTTTTGTAAATCTTCTTGGGTAGCTAATTGACTTATCCAACCAAACAACAATATTGACAGTGTAATTAATACAGATAGATTAACATTCTTTTTAGCCCATTCTTTCATTGTTTATTACCGTAATTACCTTTGCCAAATGCTTTAACATAATAATAAGCTACTTTTGCTTTAATCTTTCCTACATTAAAATCTATAGCAACCTTGTATAAATTATTATCTGCAACCTTTTTATTGTCGATTGCGTTATCATAAAAATAGTCGTGTAATATTGAAGCCTCAAATAACCTTCCTGCTGGTGACATATACCACCATAGAATTCTTGGAATATTAGCACCGTTTGATATAAAATCTTTTGTTACTGTTCCGTATGGAGTTACCCAGTCCTCTAGTATTAACCATGAGCGAGCGCCAATCTTTTGTACTTTAGGTCCGTTATATCTACGCTTCATTATTTACGATTCAGCAAAATTTCTATATTACAATAGATTTTATCGAATTTGTCGTTTATTTCCGTGATATGTGAGTCTAGCTTATTGCTTTGCTCTTGGAGTTCTTGTTTGTTAGCATCTGCTAAAGTGAGTTTTTTGTGGGCCATGAATTGAAATACAATATAAACAAGTCCGAATGATAAGGTACACATTGCCCCTATGCCAGCAGCGTTTTCGTTAAAAAAGCTTAATGTGAATGTTATTGCACCTGAACCAGTTACGAGTGCCGCTGATGCCTCAACGATGTGCTTAGGTGCTTCCATAGTACTTACCTTTTATGTGTTGAGTTTTCGCACTGTTCTTTTGTGTACTTGCACCACTTACAGAAACTCTTATCGTATATGTTCTCACGTCGAATTCGCTCTCTTTTTTCGTGAAGGTAAACTTTTACGCAAATAGTTACTACAACGACTAATCCAGAATACAATATTTTGTGTTTTCCAAAGTGCGTTATTATAAGCTGTAGTAAATCCATTATATGAAACACCTATTTGTAAAATCCCTACCACTATGATTAATTCGTCATACCACACGCTAAAAAAACTACCCAACAAGGACGAAGTTATTGTTAAGTCGTATATTATCATACAATGACAGGTCACCGCAAAAGCGAAAAGCAAGGATTGCTTACTTGCTAACTTGTCCAAAGGTAGACAACAAACCATTAACAACCCAGCAAAACCGTCCCACGCAATGTTTATTGCTCTATTTGATACGTACTCGAAATCATTTGTTGACTCTGGTAGCTCAAAAACTATATTTAAAACTGTAAAAAGCAAAATTATAGCCGAATGAACTCTATACCTTGATTCACCAAGAACCAAAATAATAAAGAAGTATGCAGCTATTACGTACATAAAAATAAAAGACATTATTTCTTCTTCTTGTTTACTTTTCTTTTAATAGTTACTTTTTTACCGTTTATTGTTTTTCTTACTGGTTTTTTATCTTTAGTTCCTGATGCCATGCTTATTCCTTATTATCGGGTTGAGTTTAATTATACCTTTTATTCACATCAATTACATCTTCATCACAAATCACTAATTCATACAGCCCTTTCCATTCACTTTCAAACTTTAACTCACCCTCTGAAAGTTTTCTTGAGCTTGGTGGTTTTTTACCGTCCTTAATTTCTATTGCTATTGTGATGTTGTTTTTACTAATGATAATGTCACAGCAGTTTTTTAACTGGCTAATGATTAATACGTACCAACCAAGCTTTCTAAATAGTGCAACAACTTGCTTTTGATTATCGTCAACCTTTGCAGCTCTTCTAAAGCTCATGCTCTTGTATCCATTATTGAATCATAAACTTCTTGACTTGGAACTTCGTACCCGTCCATTTCCATATCGGCCATCATTTCGCTAAATAACTCTGATTGTTTACCAAACCTTTTGGTGAATTTGTGCTTATGGTGAGTGACATTTAAAGGATCGTTACTGTTTACATCGTGTAAATCAAACGGCACTGGTATTATAAACTCATGCCCTATGCTTACCTTATTATGCTTTGCACTTCTACCAAGTACGTGATGAAGTTGAAAGTTACAATCTTGAGCGTATCCACCAGTATACATTGTGTGAATATTATCATTAGCCCAGTCAGCTATATCAGACATCCATTGCTTTTGTTTAGCGTTTGCTTGTTTCATTTATCTTCTCCTGTATTTAACGTGCTTCTTTTTGAATTCGCTTCTTGATTTTACTTTCTGCTTGTTAAGTAGCATGTTATACATTTGCAATTCTCCCTACCCATTGAATCATTATTGATGTGATAGCATGGTGTACCTGGAGCAAATAGCTTTCCGCATTTACTGCAATGCTCGTTTGCTGTTTTAGGTAAAGTCTTAGCGTATCTAGCTTTCATGATTGCCTCTCTAAAAAATATAATGCAGTTTTCTTTGCTGCTTTTATTTCTTCTTTTGTATAATTAAAGTTACACCAGCGCTTTAACTCTCTTCGTAAATGTGATGCAAACTGGTTGCTACAATCGGCTGATTCTTTATAGTAATCAGTCCATTTCTTTTCTAGCTCAATAATTCTTTCATCAACTTTAAAGTCACATTCATACAACCTTTTAAACTCCTCCTTATCCATTGTTATTCTCCATAGCCCAAACTTAAACCCATTGCACCAAAGAAGTTTTGAAGCTCATTTCTAAGCCTGTTGTGCATCTTGGTATCGAATAATCTTGTAACTGGTAATCTTTCCATTTCTAACAGCTGTTCTTCATAACTCAATTCAAAGTAACCTTTAGTTTTTAATCCTTCGCCTATTATTGGCCCCATGTATTCATCAGCAAGAAGTATAGGCAAACCGAACGTTAATTTTATATACCTTGTAGCCTCTGGAATAGTCAACGCTAATTCATCAGCTATAGCAGGATACCAACCTTGGTAAGCTCTGTTAGCTGCATCACTTCGTTTTTTACCAACTTCAACCAAAGTTACACGATACTTCTTTTGTGGATTCTTACCCATGTACACATCAATTTTACGGTATACGTCTTGCCTTGTTGATAGTGTTATTAACTGGTTTTTCATACCGACACCAAAACCATCATATTTTTATTAATGCTAATATTTTTTAACTTGCCTCTACCTATTAAATAATAAGCGTCACTTCTAGCAGTCATACGAGTTATATTTAAAGCTTTAGATAAGTAAGTTACATTACAAGCCTTTTTACACAACTCAACTATACTTTCGTGCCTTTCGCGTATCATGCCATCACCAATTTATGCGAGTTATTAGCCAGTACAACTACATTAACAAGCTTATTCTTAACCAGTGACCTAATATCACGTCTAATCGTTGATTGCTCACCTATGCCACTTTCACAGCATTTATTGATTAACGCTACTTGCCCGATATTGTTATTTGCAGATATAACACCTAATACTACTTCACGCCTTGCTAATCTCTGGTTAGTTCGTGATGTAATTATATTCGTTGGCATTGCCGGTATTACTCCAGGCTTTCTTTGCATTGTTCTTATTGATTGTAAATTCATGTTACCAACTCACATATATTGCTGAAATTATTAAAAAGGCTACTACTGCTTTACTGTACTTTTCCCAGAACTCTTTGTCTTTAGTGTTCATTATTCACCTCGATACATTTTAAAACGTGATTATTTTTAGCTTTGATTTCTTTTACTTGTTTACATAACAAACTGTACTCAGACTTATCAAGATTAATCTTGTCTGTTATTGCATCCATCAAATCAGGTTCGCCACAAAAAGCTAAACTTAAAACTAATATGGTTAATATAATTAAACTGTCATTATTCATTGCATAAACCTATTAGTTGCCGTAATCACCTTTAAACTAATCACATTCTCTAACCTTATGATTTCATCTTTAAGCGCGTTGTTTACCTCTATTAAATCTAAATAATCTAAAGTTACATCTCTTAACTCATTATCTAAATCGCTATTCTGCTTTGATAGTTGTTGGTATGACATTGGCATTAGATTTATCCTTGCTTAAAGCTGAATATTAATTGTTAGCTCTACTGATGCGTAGATGATAAAACAACCGTAACAACCTGCTAACAACGCAACAAAACCACTTACTCTTGTAATTAAGTCTAACTCTTTCGGGCAAGAATTTGTCGTAGCAACATAACCAACAAGCGCTACACAAAGTGACATTACAAAAAAGAACAAAATCAATATTAATTTTAAAGCTTCCATTATTTTTCCTTACTCGTCAAACAATTCCATATTCGCTGTGTACTCAAACAAATATCCACCTGTTTTATCTTCAATCTCAATCCTTTCTAGATAACCCTTAGTAAATAGGTTTTTTAATTGCTGTGATGCGTTCTGTACACATATATCGTACATATCAGCAATATCTCTACTTGTGGCTTGAGTTCGCTTTAATTGGTTTATTAACTCAAACTGTCTTTTACTTATAGATAATTCTTTTAACTTTTTGTAATTATTAAAAGCTATTTTCATTACCTCTATATCTGAACTCATGTGTTATTCTCGTTAACTGAATCAGATTTAACTATAACCTAGTTGATGAATAAAACAACCCTTATTTCAATCTATTTGCCCTTTGTGATATTATTAGTTATTAACTAAGAGGTTTATATTATGAATGACGAAAATTCTTGGATTGATGGATATTTAGATAGACCAACTAACGAAGGTATTGATAACGGTTTTACTGGTGCTATATCTCCTGATTGGGATGTTTAATTATGGCTTGGTACAATCCGCTTTCATGGTCAGATAAGATTGTTGACAATGTATTAGATAAAGATGATGGCTTACTTTCTCAAGTTGGCGGTTGGATTGGTAACATGAATCTAACCGATGAAGAGATTATAAAATTTAATGCTAAGACTGTTGATAGTGTTCAAATGTTCGTTAAAGACACTCTAAGCGAATCTACAGGCAGATCTAAAACTAGACGAGCAATTGCTGTACTTTGGATTAAATCACAGTTAGCCATTGTTTTAATGTGCTGTATAGCTGCTCCTTGGAATATGGTGTTAGCAGAGTTTTACTTTAAGCTGGCAACGTCTACACTTATGATAACGGTTACAACAGCAATCTGTATTTTCTTTTTTGGTTCTCATGGTCTAGCTCGGCATAATGAGTCTAAGAAATGATGAGGTATTATGGAACTGATAAAACTGGCGACTGGTCAAGATTTACCGCCACCTATCAAAACTCCACCACCAGAATAACTGGTGATGTTGGAATTTAAATTACCTCATTATCTTGAGGTTTTTCTGTTCCAGTCGATTTACTTTTGACTTAAGTTTTGCTATCTCATCATTTTGTTTAAATATTAATTCATCCCTCATAGCTATTACCCGGGTAAAGTTTTCTTCTGTCATTTCCATGCGCTCACCTTTAACTGGTGTTAGTCCGTTGTCGAACCATCTGCGCCCGTTGTGTAGATTTTTACAAGCCTGGTCGTTGTTCATTTATCTATCCTCGTTTAAAATTATTAAAGTTTGCCTAGTGCTACCTGTAAATTAACTATGTGATCGTTTAGTTCTTTCATGTGGCTTTTGTGTGCCCTTAATGCTTTAGATTTGCATTGCTCTATATGCCTGATTTGGCACTCTAGCATATGCGGCATTAACCTTGCCCTTTCTTCATCTGGTAAATTATTCCATAAATGATCGTGTTTCATGTTCTATCCTCGTTTAGTCTATATTACTTTCTTTTTTTGTATGTATATTCGGTTTGACTATCTGCTTCTTTTTCTGCATCCAGCTTAACTTTATCTCTAAGGTTAATTCGTTTAGCCCCTTCTATTATTGATAAAGGAACATGAAAACCTTGTTTCATTTCTACGAATGCAGTACCAGTTCCACCATGGCGATTAAGCCTTACAATTACCTCTGTTAAACCTGTATCGCTTAGTGTTTCGTCATAAACAGATTCTTTATAAAGCCCTAACCATAAATCAACATCTTGTTCTATTTGCCCTGTATCTCGGCTATCACTTGGCATAGGTCTTTTGTCTGTTCTGTTTTCAAGTCCACGATTAAGCTGCGTTAGCATAATTACTGTACAATTTAATTCTTTAGCTAAGTTCTTTAATCCTTTTGTGATCATGCCGTAAGCTAAATCATTTCTATCTGCTTTTTCAGCTTCCATCAATGTTAGGTAATCAACCATTATCGCGCCAATTTTGCCTTTTTCCTTTCTTAACTTTCTTGACTCTCTTTGAATGTGACTAAGTGTTAATGCTGCCCCGTCATCAATAAACATATTTGAGTTTAAAAGTTCTTTAAAAGCATCATCTCTTCTGCCTTGTGATTCTGCGCTTATGCCATTTCTGTAAAATTCAGCAGGGTTAACTGTGGTTCTATTTGTCATTGCTCTTTCTGCAATCTCAACGCTTGGCATTTCCATTGAAAATACTGCAACTGGTTCTTTTAAATCTAATGCGAAATGATTAGCTAATAACATCATAAATGCACTTTTACCCATTTTAGGTCTAGCACCTACACCAACTAAAGAACCTCTACGAATTAATCTAACGCCTAATATTTCGTCTAATGATTCAACACCAGTTGTAAAAGCGTTTTTATCATGGCCATCTTGTAAGACTTGATCTATATTATCCAACCACAAGCCTAAGCTATCTCCGATGTGTTTTAAGCCACCTTTATCATTTCGTAGGCTCATGTTGCTAATTTCGTTTATAGTTGTCTCTAGTAAGCCTAGGCGCTGGTAAACGTCACCTTCTGACCTGTCGTTAAACGTTCCTATCAAATCTTGTAGTTTTTGTGTTGTATAACGCTCTACTGAGTATTCACGAACCATTTTAGAATAAGCGATTATATTGCTAGAGCTTGGCGTGTTTCTGGTGATGTCAGCTAAGTACATAAATAAGCCAGTATCATCGACACCTTGTTTTTTACACTGATCTTCAACTGTTAATAAATCTATGTTTTCGTTTTTAGTAAATAATGCTTTGATGCTTGAAAATATTTGTTTGTGATAAAGTTTATAAAAACTACTTGGCTTTAACATTGCCATGGTCTTAATCATCAGTTTTGATTCTGGCGTTGTTAATTGGATCAAGCTACCAATTACAGATTGTTCTGCAAATAAGCTATCTTCGTTAAATTCCATCGTTCCATCTCTCTTTATTTAGGTAAGCTTCTGTTCTTGGGAAAAACTTCATATCCTCGCATGTAGCTATTCTATCAACAATGTCTTTAGAAACTTTTGTTGCAAGATTTTCTACTTCATCCAATGATAGCTTTTTACATTTTGTTTTCCACTTAGTTAAACATCCAGATTTATCACTACGTCTTTTACTTGGATACAAAGACCACCAATGTTCAAACGAATCATTAACTATATTATTCTTCTCTTCTCTGTCTCTCCTCTCCTCTTCTGACACAAGCGACTTGCTAGCATGATGCTCCTCACCTTGTAGCTCAATAAAACCAACACTTACAAGCAATTCCAAATCAACACTAGAGTTAGCACCTATTTTTCGTTTAACCCATGAATTATCAAACACCATTTCGTTATTGGTGCGACTTGCTAGCATCCAGATACATAACAAATGGCACTTTGTAGCATCAGGCAAGCATTCAAAATCATAATCATCTAATAAGTGATTATGTCTTTGTAATGCTGGAAAGCATCCCAGTTTTTGACACTAAAAGTCTTTTTCATTATACTTACCTTGTGTAGTTAATTGAGCGCTTGTGATGGGGCGCTTTTTTATTTGGCTCTCGCGTCATTAATTAAAACTAAATCTTTAGCCTTATCTAAATCGTTAGCAGCTAGTGTTAATATTTGATTCATACCTAACCGCATTGCAGCTCTAGCAATCTTGCTAAAATCAATTCCTACAACTTCAGAAGCATCATCAATCTTTAGCTTTTGTGTTTCACTAAATCTTACATTTAACATTTTCATTTAATTAACCTCTTCGTTAGTGTTAATACATTATTATATACTTTTGTATATACGTCAAGCTATGGATAATAAAAAAGAGCCTAAGCCCTTTGATGTTTATTTTCTACCCTCCTTTTGCAATGTTAATTGGTAGTCATCCATAAACTCAGCACCTAATGATGTTAATTTTTTATATGTATTGCTTTTAGCGTCAGTCAAGAATCCACCGTCAATCATAATGTGATAAGCAGTATGGCCAGACCAATAACCTCGCGTTTGATCAAGTAAGTTCTTGTGTAACTGTTTGCGCATATCTTCAATAGGTGCTTCGCTTAAGTTTTTAGTCCATCTGTCTTGAAATAACTTTAAGATTATTTTATCAATGTCTCTCATTTCTTTATTTGCTCCTGTTCTAGTTTAATTAATCTTCTGTAGCGTGTTCGTCTACTTCGTAATCACAAGGGAAAACACTATCTCGATGTATAAATGTTTCTAATCTTCCCGTAGTTATCATTTCAACAACACCTGCGCTAAACTTTTTACCATCAGGTGAATTGTAATGCTTTTTAACTATCAACCGATCCATGTATTTACCTGGCATTTTAGCTATTGTTAATATTTCAAAAACAATTTTACCTTCAAAGTTTGCAGTATAAGAAACGTTGTAATAAAATTCTTCACGTTCTTCGTATTTATGGCAACCAGGAACTAACCAATAGCTTTTTTTACCTTGCCATTCATCCATAAACTGATTGTAAAAAGGATAATCAAACTCAAATACATTTCCTTTTCTAAATTTCATTTCATACCCCTTACTTTGACTGACCAGTTATATAAATCATTTACTCTATTCACATCACGTTGAATAGTACCTCTAACTAGCTTGTATTTGCGCTCTGCTGGTGTTGCTGTTGTATCCGTAAAGATTACATCTTTGATAGCCTGTAATCGCTCTGGTTTGATATTAAGCTTTGCAGTTATGTAGTTAAATTGTGCTTTGTTCATCTCTTACCCTCGCATAATAAATCTTTAGCTATCAGTACAGGGCAATTAGTATTGTGCTTTATGTTTGTATCGTCTTTAAAATGCCCTGACTCGCAATAAATACACTCAAACCCTGTTAAATCTATATGATCACCGCCATCATTGTATGGTGCATGATATTCAACAACCGCTTTAGCTAATTCTAAAGCGTCACTTTTAAAGCTCGTCATACTATTAACCCCTTTTGATTTTAATGACTGAAAACTTACAATTCATAACACGACCATCTTCCGCTAGATATTTTCTGTAAGACTCTTTAGCTAAGATCATTGACTCTTTAGCTAGATGCTCATCACTATGCTTAGACTCTATGGTGTTTCTTTCTTTAGATTCAGTTATAACTAAATGACTCCACTTACCTATAAGGCACGACTTTATAAAAACCTTACCGTCTACTGTGATGCATTCGCTTTTACTTTTTCCTATTCTTCTAGCCGTTGCTGTCATTTCGTTATTCCGTTGCGTTGTTGATAAACCAACTATAGACGTAAACTATTACAGTGTCAAGTAAATGATTACAGTTTATTTATACTTTATTTCAGGTAATAAAAAAGAGCCGTTAAGCTCTTGTGTGTTGGTGGTTGTTTATTCCTTTTTCAGATAGTCATTAACTGTTTTACTTTTTATTTTATTGGTTTGGTACTCAATCACTCCAGCGAACACAAATAAAATTATAACTATTGGTGTAAATATTAAATAGAATAGTTCATTACTCATTATCTAACTCCAGGTTAACCTTATAACAAGCAAAATAATCACAAAAATCTATATCCGCACCATTGGCATAGGTTTGTTCTATATCGTTAAGTAAGGCTATGTTGTGTTGCTTTAAACATTGGTATGCTGTTAGGTTTCTAGTATCACAATGAGCGCATCCAACCCCACCGCAAACATGAGGAATTAACCTAAAGGCGTTAACCTGTGCTTTGAGTTCGTTTATTTCTTTTAGTGCTGCGTTTAACATGATTAATCCTTAATATCTTCTGGCGTTAGCTTAAAGTGTTTAGCTAATTGAGCTACATCACCCTTGGTTAAGTACATGTAAGCGTACTCGTTTGGCTTGGTAACGTGACACTTATATTCAATTTTAAACCCTATACTTACATCACTTTCATGCCTCTCTACTTTAACATCCACATCATAAAACTTATGGTCTTCTATATTCATAATTAACACTCCAATGTATCAAGGAACTCTTTCAAGTCGGTGGTATCGTCAGAGTTTAAAAGCTTGGCCATATCTAGCTTATCTCTAATTTTAGATACTTTTAGATATGCGTTGCCTTTCTTTTCTCTGATTGAGGTGGTAGCTGCTTTTATTAGCTGCTCACGATTTAAGGTTGCTTTTAGTTTGTTGCTGATATCCATTTTATTTACTCCCTGTAGTTAATAGGATTATGTTTGACGCTTCTGTTTCTCCGCAAACTTTATTGCCACTACTGAAAAATGATTTTCTATCTTCTCTGTAGAATCCTAGTGCATCAAAACCCATAAGAGTAAACTGATATGACCTACCATTTATTAGATTTACAGATGGATTTATTGTCTTAAATAAAACCGTATGAAGGTTTATTAACGGTATACTTCCAGCAGTAAGGTTTTCTAACCATACATATTTTCTATTTAAATGCTCGCTTTCATTAAAGGCTATAATCTTGCAATTAAACCAATTAACACCACCTTTTAGCTTGTATTTACACTCCATACCAACACTAGGCAGTTCGCCAGCTTCTTGCATTTGGGTTGTGTATAGTTGTTTAGTTGGTCTTGGTGTGATTGTGTATCTATTATCTCCCTCTATATCACTAGACCACCCGCCAGTGTCGATACTGTCATATCCGTACATAGATCCTTTAACTCCAGCGACAACAAACTCAGACAAACTGAGCATCTCTAATGCGGCTATATGATGTGTTGCACCTTCTGGTGCTAAACTCCAATCTATATTAGTCATTGTCTTATCCTTGATTGCTAAGTGTAAGTAAAAATAAGTAAGCACCCATGCCAGCCCAAACTAGAAAGCAAGCTCCGTATATGTATTTAGTCATATTCATTTTGTTACCTCGTTCCACTTCCGAGTGTGAGAGTTAAAGTTTTTTAGTTGCTTTTTGATGTTCGCTAAGTCACTGCCTGACATATTACGCAAAATCATATAGTCACTTGCTAGGAGGCCAATTTCTCTGGCTGATTTTTTAGCAGTATCTAATGTTTCTCTAGCTCCCTGTATAGATCTTCTGATGTCCCACGTTAAATCACTCATTATCTATTCACCTTTTTATGCTCTTTCATTATTAAGTCAGCAACTACCTTTACTTTATTGTCAATTAAAGAGCCTGAATCAACTCTAAATTTAACAATCTCCTTTAATAGTTGGTCAATGTTCGGGTTTAATGCTACTGCGTTTGGTTTGCTCATTTGTTATTTCCTTTGATTAATTTTCATTAATACTAGCCGCTTTATCTTTATATGTAAAGTATTTATTTAATATCGAATTAATACTTGCAATCAATTTAAAATAGGTCTAGTATTTAAGTCAATCCGGTGACTAGGGTCGCTAACCACACAACCGGCACATAAATTAAAATGAGGTGGCAACTAATTCAAAGGGGCAAGAAATGGACATTAACAAGGTTAAAGTAGAACAAGAGCTAGAAACGTATCGCCAGATATTAACAGTAGTCGAGAGCTATGATTCATTAGCAGCTGTTAGAGGTTATTTGCATTCAATGATTGATTTTAGAGTAAAGATGAAAGGTGATAATGATGAATGAAGAAACTGTAACTATTAACCTCACCAATGCAAGAGGCTATTTTGTGGTTAATGGCACTTGAGAAAGAAGAGAGAGAATTCTAATGGATAAGTCTGAATTTTATTTAAGGGTATCTGATATTCAACAGGAACTTAAAGCACCAAAGAATCAATTTAATGCGTTTGGTAAATATAAGTATCGTAGTTGTGAAGATATCGTTCAGGGGTATAAAAAACTACCTTATCAAATCCTATTACTTATTAGCGATGAAGTTGTTTTGGTTGGTGATCGTGTTTATGTAAAAGCAACGGCAACATTAACTGATGGTGAAAACTTAATTAGTTGCACAGGGCTTGCTAGAGAGGCGCAAACTAAAAAGGGTATGGATGATAGCCAGATAACAGGAGCGGCTAGTTCATACGCTCGCAAGTACGCTCTAAACGGTTTATTTTGTATTGATGATACTAAAGATGCTGACTCGATGAATAACTCAGCAAACAATAAAATATCGGTTAAATTATTATCCGCGTCACAAGTTAAAACAATCAAAGGTATGTTAAGCGAGTTAATACCTGAAAGCGTTGTTTGTGGTGTGGTTAATGTTAATAAAATAGAAGAGATACTTGAGAGTGATTTTCAAGCTTGTGTAAACTGGATAAAAGGACAATCGTAATGGATATAGTATTATTTAAAGATGTAACAACCGAAGAGTTTTTAACCGGCATAGAGGAGGAAGGAAAAAAATACGAAGGTCTTTATGTTGATATGGAAGATCAAAAGCAACGTAAATATGTAAAAGATAAAGCATCATCGATTGCATCATTATTAAAAACGCTTGAACGCGCCCGTATCGATAAAAGTAAGGACTATAAAATACAAGTTGAATCAGAAGCGGCTGAAATAAAAGAACGATTAGAAGGTGCTAATGAGCCGTTTACATTACTTATTGATGAACATAAAGCGGCACGTGCAAAAGTTTTGGCAGAAGAAAAACGAGTTGCTGATGAAAAGGCTTTGTTACTTCAAATAGAAGAGGATCACGAAGAAGCTTTAACAATGAATGAATTGTTTGAGTTTAAAAAGTCTGAATCTATTCGTTTACAAAAAGAACACGAAGAAAACTTAAAGCAAGAGGCTGCCGAACGAGCAAAAATTCAAGCTGAGCAAGTAGCAAAAGAAGCACAAGAAAGAGTTGAGCGAGAAAAAGAAGAAGCTATTCAACGTGAAGAACAAGCTAAGTTAGCAGCACAACAAGCGGAAGAGGCTAGGATTGCATCAGAAGCAAGAGCTAAACAAGATGCTATCGATGCTGAAACAAGAGCTAAAATAGCAGCAGAAAACGCAGAGGTTAGACGTTTAGCAGATATCGAACAAGCTAAACAGGTTCAGATTCAAGCGCAAAAAGATCAAGTGAAAGCTGAGCAAGATGCACAGGCAAAACTTGAAGCTAATAAAAAACATGCTGGATTAATTTTAGGAGAAATAAAAAAGCACATAATGGAATCGTGCGGTATTGACGAACCATTAGCTAGAAAAATTGTATTAGCTTTACGTAATACAGATCGTGTAACTATTAACTATTAATAACAGAGGAAAGAAAGATGAAAAAGAAAAACACTAAAAAAGCAAAGCCGTTAGGAATTCTATCAGGTGCAAACTTTAACTTGAAAAAACTCAACCGTGATAAAAGACGTATGGAAGAATCTAAAGGTTTAACTAAATAATCAAATAAAGGAAAGTAAAAATGGCTCAATTTGTAAAGAAAGAAAACTTAACTATCTCAATTGGTGAATACGAGAAAGACGGACAAACCAAGAAGCAATGGCGTACTATTGGCGAGATAATCTCAATGGTTGGTGATGATGGCAAGCCTTATCAATTCTTTAAACTATGGGGTGCTGGTGGAGTTGTTGAGGGTAAGGTATTTGAACAACAAGATAACAACCAACAGCAGAATAATAACCAACAGAACAACCAGCAGCAAAGCAACAATCAACAAGGTTTTCAGCAAAATAATCAGCAAGGATTCAATCAGAACACTGGATTTCAACAACGATAATTAACAAACGCCACAAGGAAGTGGCAACAAGGATACTTATGACACTGTTTAATAAGTTAGGAAGAGAGTTAGATAAAAAGCTAGATGGATGGAGGGGAACAATACCTTTGATTTCGGTTTACATCTTAGCGGGTATTATGTTGTTTGGTGGGATTATTTTATTTAATGCTTGGTATCAAGGTTATTTATAAGGGGGAGTTATGATTTGGAAAGTATCAGAAAACTTTAATCGTGCAGAATTCGCGTGTCATTGTGGTTGTGGTTTCGCCACTGTAGATATTGAGTTAGTTAAACTATTGGAACTTATTAGAATTCAATTCAGACAACCGGTTACTATTAATTCAGCTTGTCGCTGTGAGCTTCACAATACCGCTGTAGGTGGTAGTTATGGCAGTAAGCATAAACAAGGTATAGCTGCTGATATAGTAGTTAAAAACACATCACCTAATGAGGTGTATAATTTTGTTGATAATCACGCGCCTGATAAATATGGCATAGGGTTATATGATAACTTTACGCACGTCGATGTCAGGATCAAGAAAGCACGCTGGAGAGGATGATGAAACGAATTAAAATGCCGTTAAACTTTAGAATGCAAAACTTCTTATTTTTACCTAATGGTGAAATATTCTGGACCAGTGCTAGTAAAACTATTTGGCAGAAGATCAAACGATGGTGGAATAAAGATAAGTCTGAAATGTGCAATACATCGAGAGGCTTTACTTTGCCTTTTCATGGTCAGTATATTCGCACTGATGGGTTGTTTATCTATCGTGACTTTGATAAAAATGTAAACCTCTATGAATTATCTACAGGTAAAGATATAGGGCTACAAATGGGAGGGAGTAAATTACCTGCTGGTGCTTTTGATAACGTTCACAGCAGTAAGGCTAGGCAAGGTTGCTCGTTTAATCCTTCAACGCTAGAGTATGATTTTATAGTGTTTGGTAATAAAGGTGATAGACCTATTGATATTAAATCTATGATCACTGGTGATTATATTCAAACGTTAACTTATGTTGATTTCTGTAAAAGTTACTGGGCTAGTTGGGAGGCCGAAGGGTTGCAGTATGATTTAGATGGTAATTTATGGGTCGGGATAAGCGTCAAAACTAAGTATCTTAGCTCTCATTTTGGCGCTATCCTTAATTATTATCACAAGCTTTAAATACTTTCGTCTTGTGTACCGTCTCGAAGCAGTTTAATTACATGAGCTGCTTCATCCGTTATAATCTCACCAACCTTTAATACTGAGCAAATATAAGTTACACCATCAATAGTATCTTGAAAGTCTAGGTCAGCATAACTCGCATTTAATAACCGTGATTTAATAACCGTTGCAGCAGGGTCAGAAGCTATAAACACCTCTTCTGTTATTGTAAAGCGCCTTTGCATTGCACCTGTTGATATTTTTCGTATAGCATCAGGAGTTGCAGGTGTAGTTGAGTAAATAGCTGGATGGCTACCATAACCAGTTAAAACACCGTTTTCAAACTTACCACCATGAGCCTCTAGATATTCATCACCTTCTGCTGGTGTTCCGTCTATCCAACCATGTACATTATGATGTATTTTCATTACTTAATTACTCCTGTTGAATAGCTATATCTGTAAGGATTTGCGCCAGAAGCAGCTTGTCTTATTAGTTTTATTACCTCGTCAACACCACCAATTAAAGGTTGTAAATTACCAGAAGCAGAAGCAAGCCCAGCACCACTATTAGCTATACTCCATTCGCCTATATTGTCAGAGTTTCCACCAAGTGCTAAGGCTGTAATTATATTTACACCATCAACTTGTAAATCATGTGAAACGGTATCGCCATTGTTTAAATTTTCTAGCCTTACTCTTTCTCCTGATGGTGGAGTTAAAGTGAATATAGTTACTCCGACACCTCCGCCAGCAGCAACTTGTAATGTGCCACTAAAGAATTTTGGAACGAATTCACCACCGCCACTAGCATTAATTAGTTCTAAAGGTATATCTGCCATTATAACGACTCCAAAATTGTTGTTGTTTTAGCTATTAATATAGCTGTTCTACCAGCCTTTATAACTATATTATCTGAACTTGTAGCTGTTGAGCCAGCACCTTTAATTGTTAATGCCGTGTTTGTTAATCTAACTGTGTTGGTAGAAATAGATTCGTTATGAACTACAATTGAATCACCTACAACATAAGCTGATTTTAATGCTGCGTCTACTGAACCACCGCTAGCATCTATTTGATACTTCTTACCAGCAAACACTGTAAAGGCTAAACTCTTGTTAACCCATTGACCATCGATTGCAACAGACCAGTTTGTACCGTCATCAGTTTCAGGGTTATTTGCTGCTGTAGCTGTTAAAGCTTTCCATAAATTACCTACAGTTGATAATACTACATCGTTAATAGCGTAAGTTATGTTTGTGTTCCATACACCTAGAAGTTTGAATAACTCCCACTTGTCAGCGTTAGTTAATGGATCGTTAGCTTGGTTAGCATTAGATAAAGACTTGTAAAAGTTACCGTCCGAACCTTCTACTATGTCGTTTAAATCATAAGTTACTGCTGTGTCCCATAAAGTAAAATCACCTAATTCCTTTTCTCCACCTACAGGATCACGTTCAAATATCTGCTTACCAGTTTCACCCGTTGATAAATCATCAGCGACAAACACAACTTTAGCCGAACCACTGAAAAATATATTAGGCGTTCTTGCTGCTGCGTCTAATAATACTGGATGCGTATTAGGTATTGACTCTGCTTCATCCTTAAATGTGACTAGTTGCGTATTTGTACTACTCTTAAAAAAGAATAGCTTACCATTTACTAACGGATTACCGGCACCGTCTAAGTATTGTGGTACTGGGTTTTCATATCTAGCCATTATTGACCGCCTCTATGTTGTGCTATACTAATTTTATTTAAGGGTTTAATTATGAATAACGAAGAACAGAAAAAGCAAAATAACAATCTTAACGTAATCGTTTTTATAATAGCATTCATGGTTGTTGCTCTCTTTCTGGGATAGTTCCAGCAGTAGCACTAGCAGCAAGGTTAATCGCTCTCTTGCCTTTAGCTAACTCTAATGCATCCTTAACCGTTTGATTTGCTATAAACTCTAAGTCATCTATATTAATTTTAGGATCAGATAACAAGTCAGCTAAATCAGAAATACTTCTTTTAGCTTTAGGTACGGCAGTTAAATAAGCTTTAGCTATCCTTTCTCCATTAGTGCCGGCCCTTGTAATAGCTTGAGCAAATGAAGCTCTATTTCTTGTTAGTTTCTGTGCTATTTGTTTTGATATAGTGCCGATAACTGGAACAATTAAAGCGCCAGTAGTTCCACCTACAACAGTACCCAAACCACCACCAGCAATAATTGAACCAAATACATTAGGTGACCTATCTATTGATAAACCAACCTTGCCAACTAATCTAGTTAAATTCTGTGCGAAATCACCTTTAACAACATCTCGCATAATAGCTCTTTCATCAGCAGGAATAAACTTAGATAATTTCTTGTTTCTAAGTATGCGATTAAACTCGTTTCTTATTCCAGCCTCCGCACCAGCAGCAACATCTTCACCTCTTGATATTGCCTCTGTTAATAACTCTGCGCGTCTAGCTCTACCCCATAATTTACGGGCCGCTTTAAATTTCTTACCGGTAGCTGCTGCTTTTTCTGTACCACCAATTAAATCTTTAGCTTGTAGGTTGTCTAAGAAATCATCTATCTCAGCGATCATTATGTTACCTAAAGCTTTTTCTGTAGTATCTATCTGGCTAGCAACACCTTGAGCAACACTTCTTAAAGTATCTATTTCACCAAGACCTTGATCTAATCCTTTTGAATCTCTCAATACATCTAAAGCGCCTGCTGCTTTTTGTGTGACTCTTGGGTCTAAACCTGCTTTCTTGGTTTTGTTTTCAATATTGTTTATAAGGTTGTTAATTGAATTCTTTTTAACTTTTACGCCTGATTGATCTATCTCATTGTAAACTTGTCGAGATACATTTTTAATCTGCTCAATCTCTGGTGCTGATTCAACAACCGCTTTAGTTATAGCTTTCTTAGTAGG